ACCGCGTCTTTTACGTGGGGGTGACGCGGGCACTTCAAAACCTCTACATCCTAGAACCAGAAGATTATTTGAGGGCTTACGCTTTATGAAGCAAAAAACAGAACTGAGTTACGTAGCTTGTCAAAAATGCCCGGAAAAGGCAGAAGAAATTATTCATGCAGGAGAAAACAAGCGTGTGGGCTGGTGGTGTCGCGCCTGCGGTTATTTTGAGAAAGCAATTTTGCGCGAGCGTAAGGTGGCCTAATGACAACCGGCAAACTGCAAATGGCCATGTTCCCGCCAAAGAGCGATTGGGTGCCTCCAGTAGAGCTACCTAACATCTTTGACGCCGAAGAAATCGCCATCGACGTGGAAACACGGGACCCGAACCTGAAACAGAAAGGACCCGGCTGGCCCACAAAAGACGGTGAGGTGGTGGGTTATGCCATCGCAGTGCCGGGTTGGAAATGCTACATCCCCGTTGGCCATGCTGGCGGGGGTAACCTTGACAAGCGTATCGTCAGTAAATGGCTCAAGAAAGTATTTGAGTGCCCTGCTGACAAGATCATGCACAACGCTCAGTACGATCTGGGCTGGATACGTGCGGAGGGCTTTGAGGTCAAAGGCCGCGTAATCGACACCATGATTACCGCCAGCTTGATCGATGAGAATCGGTTTAGCTACAGCCTCAACGCCCTCTGCTACGACCACCTCGGCAAAACCAAATCAGAAAAGACACTGGTAGAGGCCGCCAAAGAGTTTGGCGTAGACCCCAAAGGCGAGATGTGGAAGCTCCCCGCCATGTACGTCGGCCCATATGCCGAAACCGATGCGGAGATTACGCTAGAGCTATGGAATCACTTTAAGACCCTGTTGAACCGCGAGGAGCTTTGGGATGTGTGGCGGCTTGAGATTGCGCTCTTGCCTCGCCTTGTGGACATGACCATGAAAGGCATTCGGGTAGACATCGACCGCGCCGAACGGACCAAGCAAGTCCTAATGAAGCAGGAAAAGGAAACGATCAAGCAGATCAAATCGCTAGCAGGCATGGACGTAGAGATCTGGGCCGCACAATCTATAGCCAAGGCTTTCGACAAACTGAGCATTCCTTACCCTCGCACGGAGAAGGGAGCGCCCAGCTTTACCAAATCGTTTCTGTCGGAGCATAGCCATGAGCTTGCAAAGCACATCGTCAAAGCCCGCAATCTAAACAAGACCAGCGGCTCGTTCATCGACGGCATATTAAAGTACGTGCATGACGGCAGAATCCACAGCCACATCAATCAGCTAAGATCCGACGACGGGGGCACCGTTTCAGGCCGCATCTCCATGAACTCGCCCAACCTACAACAGATCCCGGCCCGCGACCCAGAGCTAGGCCCCATGATCCGTTCGTTGTTCCTCCCAGAAGAAGGACAGCAGTGGGCGGCCATAGACTTCTCTCAGCAGGAACCACGGATCTTGGTTCACTTCGCCAAGAACTACGGCGACTACAAGAACATGCCCATGGAGGGCGTAGAAAGCTTTGTAGACGGCTACCGTAACAACCCGGATATGGACTTCCATAGTATGGTCAGCGAGATGGCGAGCATCCCGCGCAAGCAGGCTAAAGTGATCAACCTTGGCATGATGTACGGCATGGGCGTCAACAAGCTCTCCGACCAGTTAGACCTATCCGTGGACGAAGCTAAGGCGTTAACGCAGAAGTATCACAAGCGCGTACCGTTCGTGAAAGGGCTGATGAAAGGTGTACAGAACAAGCTTGACGACCCACGGTCCTCGGGCAGTCTCCGCTCACTACGCGGCAGGAAGTGTCGCTTTGACCTGTGGGAGCCAAACAGTTTTGAAATGCACAAGGCGCTTCCTCGCGAAGAAGCACTCGCGACCCACGGGCCAACGACCAGTTTGCGTCGAGCTTACACGTACAAGGCTCTAAACCGCTTGATACAGGCCTCTGCCGCAGACATGACTAAGCAGGCGATGGTAGACGTTTGTGAAGCGGGTTTTATTCCCATGTTGCAGGTGCATGATGAACTGGCTTTTTCTGTAGATAGCCCGGAGCAAGCCAAGGAGCTTGCTGAGATCATGGAAAACGCGGTGCCTTTACAGGTGCCAAACAAATGTGACGTAGAAGTAGGCCCAAGCTGGGGCGAGTGTGAGGATCTCATTAATGGCTAATATCAGGACCGCATCTAAAGTAGGCACCATCTACTACGACCTGTACGACGGCGAAGGCTTCATTGTTTTAAACGACCGTTGGTTTGTTCTTTTGCCCGACATTTGCGAGCTAGATGTGTTGCAAGACCTGATTGCCGACCTAACTGAGATGTATGACGATGTCCATGCAGAAACGTTTTCTGAGGTTGATCCAGACTAGGATCATCCGTATACTCTCTTATACCAAACTAGGAGAAGTGTAATGGACACTACCAAATGGAAATCCGTGCTGTTGCCGCGTGACGTTTACGAAGAGCTAGTAGTGATTGCTCGCGTTGAAGGGCGTACAATTAGTGGACAGCTTCGCTACATTCATGAGGGCTGGAAGATGGCAAATCTGTCAGACGGCGATCAGGAGTACATTGCGGAGCAAGTTGATTCGTTTAAAAAGGAGAATGGCGTAGACCTTACGTCCAAGAGCTTTTCAATATGAGTCAGTTCACAACCATGCAGGCGGAGTTTGACAAGGCGCTAAAGAAGCTTGAGAAAGCTTATGACAGCGGCGAGCAGATCGACCGGACAGACTTCGACAAACTGCATATTTGGCATGAGTTTCTCAAAACCAAGCTAGACGCGGAGAGAGAAAAGAATGCCAGAGAACTCGGATAACGTTAATTGCCCCGCCCACTATAACCAAGGTGGGATTGAGTGTATCGACGCTATCAAAGCCAGCTTGACCTCCGAAGGGTTTCAGGCCTATCTTAAGGCGTCTTCAATGAAATACCTTTGGCGTTACGAACACAAAGGAAAACCCGTAGAGGATTTGAGGAAAGCAAAATGGTTTCTGGTACGTTTGATAGGGGAACTGGAAAGTGGTGGTTTGGAATAGCTTCCGATGAAGTAAAGATCGCCATAGAAGCCGCACATCAAATGGCCGACCGTTTTCAAAAGCCCGTTGCAATCCAATCCGACCTGTCGGTTGTTTTCGCAGATAAAGCCGAAAAAGAAGTGCTTGAAATCGTCAGACCGTAGTGATAGCTTGGGGTGTGACATGTTCTTTTACATGTCACTCCTAAAACGTTTGATTAGGGTTGATGTTAGACTCCCAAAGTGAACATGTTACAACCCGGCCCCGCGCAATGCGGGGCTTTTTTTGCGTCAAATCTTTTCATATGTTAAGGTATCCAACCAATGCAGATGAGGCGCATACGTGCAGTTAATCGACGCGATTGATATGGGTACAGCAAAAGCCTACAAGAACGAACGCCGGTGCTACATAGGCGCAAGCAACGTGGGCAACCCCTGCCACGCCTTTCTTCAATACAGCCTGCGCGGCTACCCGCAAAATCCCCCACCACCCGCAGTCGTGCGGATCTTCGCCCTCGGCCACTATCTGGAAGAAGTTGTTGTCGAAGACCTGAAGATGGCAGGGGTCTACGTTCAGGAAGTCGATCCAAAAACCAAAATGCAATGGACGTACACGGCCCTCGGTGGACACCTACGCGGCCACGCCGACGGCGTCATCAACAACGGCGAGTCGATGCAGATCCTTGAGATCAAGTCGATGAACGAAAAGAAGTGGCGCACCTTTAAAAACTTGGGGATCGAAAAAAGTCACCCAATCTACTACGACCAGATGCAACTCCTCATGGGACTGTCTGGCTTTACATCCGCATGGATGGTGGCGTACAACAAAAACACCTCCGTGTATCACGCACAGAACGTCCCGTTTGACGAACCACGGTTCAAGGACCTGTTGCGTAAATCCCTATCCGTGGTCCGTGGCTCGTCCATTACTCGCATCTCAGACACCCCGAATTGCTTTGAGTGCAAGTACTGTAACTACAAGCCGCACTGCTGGCCCGACGGTGAACAACCCCTTCCTCTCTCCGTCGAATGCCGAACCTGTCGTCACGCCAAGCCGACAGCGAAACGCAAGTGGTATTGTACGCTACACAAGTCACGGGCCACGGACCCCTGTTCACAATGGTCAAAGTTGCAACCGGAATGACCATTAAACGAATCCACGTAAACCAACACGTCATTCGCCGCAACAAAAAAACCGGCGAAAGAGAACCAGTGATTACGGTCAAAGAGGGTAAAAGTAATACCTACGGCCACAGCGTCACGGTCCACGGGCCTAGCACCGTTGTTTATTCTCCTGATAAACCGTTGCCTTGCGGCGCGCAGGTGTGGGTTGAAACTACAGCAGAGGTTGACATTGCATGAGTACAAGCGGAGACATTTGTTGGTGGTGTCGCGGAAAGCTGATATGGGGCGGCGACCATGACGTAGAAGACGACGACTTCTTTGACATGTCCAGTAACCTGACCTGCTCCGACTGCGGCGCACACGTTATTTATTACCGACCTATTGAGGAGGAAAATCCTGATGGCTAACAAAAAACGCCGCGCCCGTGGCAAAGACGGACGATTCATCGCGGACAACCCCGAGACGGAAGTCAACGAAGCGTGGGAACAACCGCAAAACGCCACCGT